ATCCAATCATCTAGAAGTTGTTCAGCAATTGTCTGCATTTCTGCGTCTATAACCATTTGGTTTTCGTTTTCTAAGAATGAACCTTTATCCATTTGCTTCTGCCTTTCTATATTCGGGAATGTTGTCCAAGTATACCTTATGGGTCTGACATTCTTTGACACAATCAAGGTCTGCCTCGCCAAGGTAATTACAAGATGAACATATCTCACCACAATCATTATCGCAATAATCTAATGTATCTATTTCATCACAATCTCTGCATTTGTTCTCATATTCTTCACAGATTGTTACATTGCCACGAAGAATCTCATATTCCCCACCCCAACCTGTTTCTTCCTCAAATTCGAGGGTAAGAAGAGAATTAGGAACAAGATTAGATAGTTTAGTTAGAATAGTTACAGCAGGTGACCAAGCAGTTTCATACTTATATACAACCCAGTTGTCTTCGCCTTCTGATTTATATTCAAGCAATTCTGTATTTGGATACTTATCGTCATCTGATACGGCTACATCCCACTTAGTTCCCCAGTTAGTGTTATTCCAAGAATACCAATCTTTCTGAGTTTTGGCGTGAGCAATTTCTTGTGCAAACCAATTTGGGTCTTTTATGTCTGCACCTGAACGTGTTGGCTGGCAGGCATATTCCTCATCAGTAATGCCATCATCCTTATATGAGTGAATATTAAAGAAGGCAAAGACAGGATTACTATAAGTAACTTCTTTAATTTTGGTGGGGAAACCCATAGATGAGATATCACCCATACCATAAGTCTCTTGTGCTAATGTAAATGGACGATTCAATCTATCCTTGATATAATCAATTTCCTCTTTAGGTCCTTGAATTGTTAGAGTGTTATATACCCAATTTGGCATTTCATTTCCTTTCGTTATTGTCATATTATACAACCCCCCACTGACATTTGACAATATCTCACACGAATATGAGGTTTAGATCACAAATCTCACAAAAGCTCACAATTTCGGGAAAAATATAATTGACAACGTAAACAGTTTTTGATACCCTCTGGTATTTGTGGGCAAGAAGAAGGGCCCCCGAAGGGGCCCTAGAATGTGAGGCTGCTAGCACAAACGAAAGGAATTAAGTAAAAGCTGCCTTACTTAGCGACTTGGTGACTAACCCTAGTAGCCGCACCTCACAAGATGTGAACCTCTATTATACCAAAATCTTGGCGTCCGTGTATTTCTCAACAAATGCACGTAGGTCCATGGTGAACATTGCTTCGTTCTTCATACCTCGAACCTTATTAGATTCGTTATGGAATGAATCTTCTTCATGAAGACTGAATGTACATTCGAGCCAGTTTACTACAGGAATCTTATGCTCATTGTCTGAGATTTCATTTACCTGCAGGCCCCATCCAGTTTCCGAAGCCCATGCGTCGCCAATCATATTACTGATTGCGATACGTGTAGCATATGAAGGGTCCGACCAACGTGGCTGTGCCTTTGCTACTGCCTCTGCTAAATTCTCTAGCATGTTGTAGCCTGCCCAGTGCCCATATAGTACGATTGTCTCTCCGCTTGGTTGTACAAAGACGAAGTTTGCACGGTCTCCCATGTTATATCCTTTCTGTTTCTAGTCTTTGAGGAACTTCCTCAATCTTATTCAATTCTATAATTTCATAGGCCCAGTTGTCAAGGACCTTGTACTTATTTCGGTGGTGGCCACAGAAATACAGCTCCCCGCTAGTTCCTCTAGCCAGAAATAAAGCTTGTGCTGAACATGAATCACATTTGATCCATCTAGTTAGATCCTCAGAGGTCATGGTCTAATGTCCCAAATTCGATTTTGTCTGCAACCCAATCTAATACGGCGCCATCATCATGGGCTTCTGCCCACCTGCGAATGTTATTGATAATAACTTCACGAGTAAACTTGACACCATCTTCAAAACCTTCTCTGTAATCCATTTTACCTCCTAGTGTAGCCTGTTGGCTGATAATCTGATTCCACTAGTATATCTAACTTATACTTAGAAATCAAGGCCGAAACCTTTTCAATGCTGCCAGTTCCTAATTCAAAAGCATTGTCTTCTAAATAGTATGGGTCCAGGCCTGAGAACTCAGCCTCCCAGTAGGCCGCCTTGCAGACGGCACCACTAGGTGCTTGTAGTTGATAATACATTAGTTCCAATCCTGACTGTCGATATAATCAACATCCCATGAATCAACCTTGGTGTCGAAATCATTTGAGTCAACTGCTAAATTGTCACCAATGTGATAACGAATATCAAAGTCCTCAACTTCATCAAGATTTACCAAAGTAGTTCCTGATACTGTAAGAGTTGCAGTCCAAGACATTTCCTGTTGAGGAGTGTGGTCTAGAATTGTGCACAGGTCACGAAGCACTTCATCTTTTTCTGTATTTGGATTAAACCAACTCTCCATAGTTAGATTATCAATAATCTTTCTAATGGTACCTTGTGAGCGAGACAAGTGGTCTTCCAGGTTTTTGATACGTTCTAACTTATATTCAAGGTCAGTCACCTTGACAATTGGGAATGTAACTTCACCGTTTGTGATGTCCTTGTATTGAACAAGAACATTAGCATTGTAGGTCGTTGGAACCTCTATAGTATTTTCCATTGTATTCCTTTCGTTGTTATGTGGAGTATTATAGCGGACCTGACTGACATTTACAACCAGGTTTCGGGAAAAAAGTTTTGTGATACGTAACACACGCTGCCTGCCTTCAGTTGTGCGGGCGTATTAGCTGCGACCCCAACGGGATTTGAACCCGTGATCTCCACCGTGACAGGGTGGCGAATTAAACCAGACTATTCCATGGGGCCTAGGTGGGGCCCCTTGCGGGGCCCCGTCATTTTTAGAATGACTTTACAACTTGAAGAATCTTATTCTTCTCAGCAGTAATAACAGGGTCGAATCCTGAAGCAGAAGCCCACTTCGATTCTGAATTACTCTTACGAGTAGGGCGGAAATAATCAAGGCGTTCAGTAAGCGCATTGAAAGCACCCCATTTTGTACCCTTGATGTTAGCATTAGTTGGTGAGTTATGATAAAGGTCATTTAGCAAAACAACTTTATTATCCCACTTAGTCTTAGCCAATTTAGAATCTGATTCAGCAGGCTTAGGATAAATTGTTTTTACAATATCCTGAAATTGCTTATCAGTAATCTCAGCATTGAATAGAGCCTGAGCCTCTTTTTCGAATGAATCGAAATAGCCTAGAGTTAGACCAAGAGTTTCACGAGCAATTTGAATCTTGCCTTCAGCGGTCTGTGTGTGGCGAATCTTGAAAGATTGCTTAGCAGACTTCATTGCTAGATTCAAAGTGTTTTGGCATACAACACGAACAGGAGTAATTGCTGCCTGAACAGCAACAGAGCCGTCGTGTGATGTCCATACAATAAGATAAAGTTTTGTCTTATCGTTAGCACCTTGTGGGTCTAAAACCATTTCACGAGGAACAGTAAGAGAACCGAATACAACTTTACCAGCCTTTAGAGAGCCAGCAGATTCCCAAGCGCAGCGAGAATCGCCATCTAGAATGTTATCAGCGAATGAAAATAGTTCTTCATTCTGAACAACTTTATATCTAGAACCTACAACAGAAAGAACATCAGTTCCTCCATTGAATGGGTTATTACGAATTACATATTGTGAACCAGAACTATCGTTCCATTCAGCAGGAATATGTTCAGCAACAGGAGATAAGCGTACGTCCCAATTGGAAAGTTTTGCTTCATCGAGCATGAGTTGTGTTGAAACTTCTTCATCTTGTGAGAAGATTCGATTTGCGAGATTGTGCCATGCGGGAGTTCCACGCAAGGCGAAAGCGACTTCGTCGCCATTGATTTCAAGGTTATGAGCCATGAATTTTCCTTTCTATAGTTGATTAGTTCCTGAATTATACACTACCCCACCGACATTTGTCTATTTAGTTTTGGGAGTTATCCACAGGTACTCGTAAGGCTGTGGATAACCCCGCAGTTGTGGGGGCCGCAGCTGATCACTGCATAAATTCTTCCAGCACCTCCAAGGCTATGCAATATTTACAGTTACAGTCGACGTGGTCCATTACCGTTTCCCAAATATCATGGCGGACCTCATGAGCAGCATATGACATTATTTTTTACTCGCAGAAAATCGAATGTCTGCCTTGTTATAGACACACAGGCCGCATGATACGCATGCGCTACCATTAGCAGAAATAAGTGGAATAGACTTATTGTTTTCAGGGCACTTAGCACCAACTTTACCAGTCAATTCTTTCATTGTTGTTTCGGTGACAGCGAAAGTCTTTCCTAGATAAGCAAGGCGGGTACCATGAGAGACACGCAATTCCTTAGCAATATCCTTATTTTCATCATCCGTCGAATAGTATAGAGACAGATTAGAAATTCCTTTTAGGATAACAGCAGCAGAGGCTACACGTGTATAGACCCAAAATTGAACATCAGAGTGTTTCTCAATAACAGTCTTCCATGCATATGAATATGTCTCGCTAAAGAAATCTCCGTCCCAGTGAATACGGAATAGTTTATCTGCAGAACGCTTATCACAGTCAGCCTTGAATTCTACAATCATCTCATCTAGAAGAGATACCATTGTTTCAATATCTGCATTGCGTAGGAGCTCCCAGTTATGCAAGAGTACAGCTCTAACGCCTTTATATATTTTTTCTAGTTTACCAGCATAGCAGACAGACTCGCAAATACTAGTAGCACCAGGGCAAGAATACTCCCTACCAGCAGGTAGGCCAAAAGTATTCGCAATCGTGGGGGTTTTTCCGTTTGGGGATACCGCATTGGTAACTTTCCTATCTTTTGAGCGTTTTAGTTTCATGGTAGACATTCTATCACCACATACCGACAGCAAATTCGGCAACAGTATCTAAGCATTCGGCGCATGACCAATCATCGCCATAGACCTCATATTCCGCCTCATCACCAAAATAGGTGGCAGTGCCACAAATCTCATAATATAAACAAGCAACTTTTATCATTTAGTTATCCTTTCGTTATGCCGATAGTATAACAGATTAAACTGACAAAATTTCGGGGACACGCCGTAGTGTGTCTTAAATCACATTGGGCCCCCACTCTTTTGCGGGCCAAAAGGGAAATGGGGCGGGTAGACAGACCCGCCCCAAGCTTTTAGATCAAACCTAATTCAATTCTAGTCAATTGCTTAGGTTTATATTTATTTACAGTTTGCTCAGGCAAAAACAAAGCAACAGTTTTTGATTTCTTTAGTTCATCATATACATACGCTTTCACATTACCAGAAAACCTAGAAAGATTACTAAAAACAATTTCAGTCAAGTATTCTTTATCTATTCCTTGTTCGGAATAAATAGTTAGGTCATTTAGTTTATTCGCATCATAGATTTCAACACGAAAACGATTTTTCATTTATTTACTTTCTGTTAGTAGGGATTTTGGTTGAGCAGTTTATCGCTTGACTTGCTCAGGTCAGGGATTTTTTCCTGTGCTGTATTCTAACATAAGGGGCTAGATTTTGTCTAGCCCCCTAATTTATTAGAGATAACGAGCAATAGCGTTATAGGTTGAGGTTGAAACTACTTCCTCATCTGTCATTTTGAGAATACGAATTGCGTTCTCAATTTCATCTACCATTTCCTTGTATTGCCACTCATGATAAGTGTCAAAATCCTTTTCAGGTTCTTTTGGTAGGTCAATAGCACCCTTAGGCAAATCAAAATCTACATTTACCATGCCATTGTATCTGACATTTGCTCGTAGGTTTTCTGCCTTTGAGATTTGAGCGAGAGCAAGTTTAGCGATTTCCTTAGACCACTTTTCAGTAGCCTTCGCAAACTTTTCCTCGTTTGATTTCTGATTAGCCTTATCCTTTTGGATTTGTGCTAACTTTGTTTCAAGAGCCTTGATTACCTTAGTGGTGGCAATCTTGACTTGAATTGCTTTTCCTCTAGCCATTTGTTTATTTCCTTTCGTTGTTTGTTGAGAGAGATTGTAGCAGGGGCTACTGACATTTCGCCCCTGCCGATTATTTACTTAGCAGATACGCTAGTCCAGCGTTCTGTGCCATTTACATCTAGCAGAATACGAGCCACGCCTGAAGGGTGGTTATCTACTGCCTTGATTACTCCTGTCACGCCACTATTAGTGGTTGTGAAGGTCTGACCGATAGTTAGTGTTGCCATTGGTTTATTTCCTTTCGTTAGTTTGGAGGGCTATCTTACCATAGCCCACCGACATTTATAGCCACGCCTCTAGGTGGTGTTGTTCTACGATAGCCCAAGCGGGTGCTGTATCTAATCCTTTGTATGATACGCCTTCGGGCATCTTTATCTCTCGATCTGTTTCATCTTCCCAATAAGCCTCTAGTGCCTCAATACATGGCATTACCATACTTTGAGGAACGGGCGGGTAGTGATTAGAAGATAGGTGAATTGAGATAGCAGTAGATAAATCTAATCCTAAATCATAGTCCGCTAATTCGGTAGCAAAATTACTGCCCATTATCTAATACCTCATTTCGTAGAGTTTCCATTTCGTCAATAACTGACATTAGTTCTTGTAATTCTGAATTATCTAATAATACTTTAGTAGCCTTATCTACGGCACTAGAAGCAATTATTCCTGAATAAAGATAAATAGCCTTAGCAAAATCATCTGACGACATTTCGCTATGATTATGAGTTAGCATGCGAGCAAAATCCATAGAGTCATCATCAAAAATAGCGTCTTCAGTTGCCTGAATTAGAGCGGTTGCGGTTGATAACATTTGTTTCCTTTCGTTGTTGTTAGTGGGCTAGATTATAGCCTAGCCCACCGACATTTTTAGGCTAGGCAGAGAAGCGCCTGCGAAGCGCCTGCGTTGATACTATCCAATTCCGCTTGCAATTCGGCGGTGGTCATAAGAGTAGGGTCCCCTACTAATTCGGTAATAGCCTGAGTATTTATCATGTCCACCATTGCTGTTGGCATTTGTGATAAAGCAGGATAGAATGAGCCAGTAGTATCTATCTTAGATACAAAATTGACTCCATTTACGGAGAATGGGAATGAAGCCCAGTTATCTGTATTTAGCATTATTTTCCTTTCGTTTGGTTATGTCGCTATTATAAACTAAACTACTGACAATTTCCATTTTAGCCTCGGCGTGTCGCAAATTATTTTTGTGATGAATGTCACAATTCTGGGAATGCGTGTCGACTTGACGTAAGGCAGCTTGCGCCCCCTCTCCTTTGCGGGCGCCGATCTATTCTGTCAAATCAACACGCCGTTTATGTTTTATTTTTCTGCGATATTTTTTCTTATTGCGAACAGGTTGCGCCGCATTGCTGCGGCGCAATTCCTGAATTCGTTTTACTTTTTCACGAAGTGAATTTTGGCACACGATAATTACTCGCTTCATGAAATCTTGTAACATCAAAACGGGGATTATCTTTTGCGAACATCTCCGCAAAATCATTTACCATTTTTGAAAATACAGCAGGGTGAGTTTTATCGCTAACATATTTTAGAATATTAGCGGTTTCAATATAATCTTTTCGTGTCATCATTTTTGTGATACCAATCCTGTTCTATCAAAGTTTTTTGTATACATTTTACCATTAGGCAAAGTTAGATTATAAGTTGCGTTTTCCATAGCGAAACCTACATCTTTACATCTAGCGAAAGCCTCAAACGCTTCAAGGGCATCTGAAAAGCCATAAGTTTCTTTACTTATTCCGCCGTCATAAATTGTTGTTAGTTTATACATTAGTCCTGTTCCTTTACAAATAGAGAGCCGTCAAAATCTGAAGTTAGATTACAGTCGCAAGGTTCAACATTATAATCCTCGCCGTCACCATAAAATAACCAACCTTTGTTGTAGCAAGTATCGCAATCAAATGCGAGAGTGTGAATTACTTTCATTTTAGTTTTCCTTTCGTGTTGTTTCGGTAATTGTAGCATTAGCCACCGACAAAATTGCGGTGAGATTAGAATTGCGCTTTTCTTTGATTTCTGCTAAGCGTTGAGCAGTAATGAAATCTCTAAAGTCTTTTAGATCCATTTTAGTTTTCCTTTCGTTTTGTTATTAGTTAGATTATAGCGGAAGGGTCTGACATTATAAGTCAGACACCTTGACGGCAATAGTAGCCCAATTAGTTTTGATAGACTGTGCTACACGATAGCGAATTGCGTAGGCTTGATAATCTGTGCCAACCCAGACATCATCACGCTTTTCAGCAAAATCAATTTCTCCGCCATGAAATCGGCGGGCTAGAGATGAAGGGCGATAGAATTGCCCTACTAGTAAATCCTCAATAGAATAAGTTTTCATTTAGTTTTCCTTTCATTTTGTTACTCCGTAAGTTTAGCAAAAACCACTGACATTTTCAAATCCAAAATGCGTATAAATCGGACATTGTGATTTTTATCACAAAAGTAAATTTGTCTGGTCATATTTTTTTCGGGCGTGTCGCAAATTTTGGGGTTGTGGATAACTCTTCGTAACCTGTGGATAACCCTCACAAGAACTTGCGGGCAGCTGTCGATCTTGTCAAATCGACACGCCGATTATTTATCTATTTTATTTAGTAAATAATTATTATTTAGATTACGATTATTATTTGAGAACATAGCCTCAATTACTTTTTTATCCTTTTCACGCTGGATTTTGCGTTGCTCTTCTTGAGCCTTTAGTATTCTGTTATAAGTATCCATTTAGTTTTTACCTTTCTTAGTTAGGGAGAATTTCTGTTCCGTAGTATTCTACGGCATCATAGAGGCTCATCATGCCTTTATAATCACGGCAGGAGTAGCAAATACTATTCCACCCGTCTGTTAGTGTTGAACAAAAAACACAGATTTTATCTGTTACGCAAAAATCGTTATCTACTAAGTAGCCGATTATTTCATTTTTATTTAGTGTAGTCATTTTATAACCACCTTTCTTTTTTTATCTTATGTATGGAATACTACCATAGACCACTGACAAATTAGCCCGTTTTTCGGGCGTGTCGGAAAACTATTTTTGTGATTTAGATCATGTGGATAACTTACGCTCAAAATTTCGGGGATTTCCACAGCTGTGCATAAACCTGTGGATAACGCCCACAAAAGACTGCGGGCAGCTGCGCCTTTTGTCAAGGCGACACGCCGTTAGTTTAGTGTGAGATATGCCACAGAGAAGCCTATGCCTACGCATAGGGCTATTAGTGAGATAGTTTGGAGGACGATCATTTAGCACACTCGCAGTGTTCTATCTCGTACTCTTGGCGGTTACCTACATAGATAACGCCTCTACCATAACATAGGGAGCATTTAGTCATTTTATATCGCCTCCGCCAATTCTTCCAATTCCATTTCATCTTCTAATTCTAGCATTTCCTCTAGAGAGATTTCAATAGGGTCTGCCTCTACTTCATCATAGTATTCAATTTCGTATCCGTGTTGAATACTTTCATACTTGTAGGAATTGTCTGTGTTATCGAATGAATACATTTTTAGTATCTCGCTTTCTTTGTTTGCTTTACTTTGTAGATTCTATACGCTACCACTGACAAGGCAACTAGTAGCATTCCTAGAGGTGAGAGGTAGAAATCTAATTGGGCGGTCTCGAAGGCTAGCCCATCGCTTGTTATATCTATTACTAAGTATCTGTCCATTTATTTATTTCCTATTCGTTTAGTTAGTTTAGTTAGGGTCTTATTTGCTAGGCTCACCCTTTCGGTTTATTTGCTAGGCTCATACCCTTATTTAATTGTTATGTCTGTAAGACTATCATCTATGACCGACATTATCAAGGCGACACGCCGTTAGGCGTGTGTGACCTTAGTCACGGGCTACCGCTAGGGTACGCCATTCGTCACGGCGTCCATTGGTAGGGCGAACACGGACGGCATAAGCGTCAGCGTCTACATAGTAGACATTGTCACGAGGCTCAGCGTCCTCGATAATGCCCTCAATAGAGCGGCTACGATAAGCCTTGCCAATTAGTAGAGATTCGATTGAGTGTAGGTTTGACATAGTATATGTCCTTTCTTTAGTTTGTTTAATAATATAATACTAGCAGGGGGGTCTGACAAATAGCAACTCAGAAACTATAACAAATCGGACATTGTGAACTAAATCACAGATTATTTGTGTGATTAGCATCACAATTATGGGCGCACTATCCGAAATGTCCGAATTTACGGATATGTGTATCATACAAAATAAAAAAATATTAACATTTTTGTAAATCTAAAAAAGTAGTTGAGTAAAACCAAAGCGGGGTGGTACAATAAGATCATGAAATTGTTTTTACGAATACGCTAATCCTCTTGGGGATATAGCTTAATCTGGTTAAAGCAATTGTCTTATATACAATCGAGTTTGGGTTCAAATCCCAATATCCCTACAAAAATTTTTTTTAACATTTTATAAATCTAAAATACTAGTCGACTAGAATACCTATTGACTTTGCTAATTTTTTAATGATACACTTTAGTTCGGTTTGTGGGGGCTTACACTGGAACTCAAATATACCAGATGTCTTGCTTCTCCTATCTCAACATTGTAGCAATTTTTTCAATGGGGGGAAAGGGGGGCTTTCCTAAAATCTAAATTCCCAGATATCATTTATATAGTAAATATACTATAATTATCACATATATTTATAAAAGGAGATTTATCATGATTAATTACCCAATAGGTGAATGGGAAACAGATTTTGAAATACCAGAAGACTTTGTTTCAGAGTTCAATCATTTTGTTAAAGAAATAATGAAAGAAGAAACAAGCATAAGACATCCTCTATACGAAAGACTTTTTATACTATGGTCTGCTGCAAAGCATGCTTCTAAGCTAGAAGGAGATTTTGTAGAGTGTGGAGTATATGCTGGATTCACTTCTTACTTCATGGCTAAGCACTGTAAAACAAATATCCACCTATTTGATTCTTGGGATGGTGTAACTGATTTTACAGAACATGATAATGAATATTATAAAGAAAATCCATTTAAGGTTGAAATGGATCAGGCTGTTAACACAATGAAAGACTTTTCAAATGTAGTATTCCATAGAGGTGAATTTCCATTTGATTTTGATCAACTAGAAAAAATATCTCTATTACATATTGATGCTGATAACTACAATCCTACAAAGATTTGCTTAGAGCAACTATGGGATAAGATGGTTCCTGGTGGAATTGTAATAGTTGATTTCCATGATTCATGGGCAACTGGGGCAGAAAAAGCAACTAAGGACTTTTTTGAAGGTAAAAGAGATCTTATCATGTTTAGGACTGGGAAAGCTTTAATAATCAAATAATGGGCGGGAGAGTCTAAAAAGCTATGCTTGAGAAAAGGCTTCTAATGGGCTTTATAGACCTTGGAACCAATAACTCCATATATGGACTACCTAATGAAATCTTACTTGTCCAAGAAGCCCTTAAAGCCTTTATTGACTACATAGACTCTAAATTGCTGGAGTGTCCAAATATTGAAAATGGCATTTGCTATACATATTGGAGACATGATGATTGTAGGATATTGATGGATATCTTATTTGAACTTACCTTGGAAGAAAGATATAGGGCATGGAAATAGCTATTATTGGGATATTGTCTCTATATGGGTTTATTATTTACCATATACTGAAAAATACTGATAAGATGTATAAATGATCTTCTAGTTTCGCCCGCCGCCGCACTTTTTTTCGCACTTCAGGGGACATGTATAATATTAGATGATGTATAATTACATAGTGATATTAGCCTGCATATAGGCTATTAGTAAAAGGAGCTAAATATGAATTGGTTAAGAACAATAGAAGAAGATAGACTAGTTGCCATGTTTGAGAAACTAGCATCTGAATTAAAAGAAAAAGAATTAGCTGATAACCCAAGAGAATTAACTGCCGAAGAGAACAATGAGTTAGGCGTATCTTTAACAACTAAGTGGCAGAATGAAAATGCTGATGGCATGGAAGAGAAGCTAGTTGAGCTATATGGTACAGAAAAAGATAAGCTTGATTATGCCAACTGGAAAGTTAAGGGAGAGTAATTATGGGAATACTGGACACAGTAACAAAGACTAACGAGTACGGGCAACATGGAATTCACATCTTTAGAAATTTTTTTACAGAAGAAGAGCTCGCACTTCTTGATACTTGGGTAGAAACAAGTTACAGTAGCTCTACTGATGTTTCTGGACACCTTACCGCAAAAAACTATTCCATTATAACCAATAGAGAATCAGTTAGACCATATTTTACTAAGTTAAGAGAAGCAATTAAAACTAAGTGCAGCACAGAGACTTTGTTTATTGCTAGAGTAAAAGTTTTAGAGATTTCTCCATGGGAGTGGGAAGAGCTTGTTGATCCAGATTATGTTCCTACCGAAGAGCAGCTTGCTTCATGGGATAGGCCAATGAAAACTCTTAGTTATAATCTTACAGAGGTTAGAGAAGCTGCATTGGCTTCAGTACCTTCTAACGGATACGCACTAACCGACTTCGAAAGTGGAATTGTTTCTAATCCACTATTTTTAGATATTTATCAGAATCCAATAGAAATTGATGCATATCATGCAATGGTAGTTTTGAACCCAGAATTTACTGGAGGTTCTGTTACTGTTAACAGCTCTATTACCAATGAAGACGTTGTGTTAGATCTAAATCCTGGAGACGTATTGTTCTTTAATAAGAGCGTTTCTGGTGTACAACAAATTTCAAAAGTTTTAACTGGAAAAAGACGTTGTTTTAATTTAGTACTAACTGAGGATAGAGCCTTTAGAGTTTAACGCATATGTCCATACATGTGCATGAAAACTTTATAGAAGGACAAGACTTAGAAAACATATTAGGGTTTAGCAAATCGTTTAGCCCCGAAGATAAGTTTCTTTGGGGTTATAACGATATTGTTAACTTAGAATATGAAAATAAAAATAACATTATTGGTTCACTAGATAAGTGTGTGCTATTTTTGAACGAAGAGTTCTTAAAAAAATATAAATTAAAAAATGATTTAAAAGTAATTAATATATTTGGTGCAGGGTTGAGACCTGGGAAAAAGTATACTAGACATCAAGATAAAGAATATACATATGAAGGCAAAAAAGACTCAGATGTAGTATACACTGGATTACTTTATTTAAATGATGATTATGTTGGAGGAGAATTACTATTAGAAGATCATTCTTCTGATAGTGTAACAGGTGGGCATAAATTAATTAAGCCTAAAGCTGGAACTTTAATATATTTTACAGAAGATGTCTATCATTCAGTAATGCCCGTTTCTGAAGGTATTAGATACAACATAGTTATGTTTTTTTCAGACGCAGACTTGCGTAGACCTTTAGCTAGAAAGACTACACTAGAAAACTTTGGTTATTAAGAGTATTTATTATTGTCGTAAAAATTTGGTACCTTTAAAAATGCTGGTAACACATATCTAATAGGGCCAGCACCAACATGTCTAACTCCATGATTAAACTCATCATTACCTGGGAAGACAATTAGTGTTCCAGGCTCTGGAACAATTTCAATGTTTTTGTTGGGCCAGAACACCTGACCATTTTTATAATCATCATGTATATATATGATTGCTGCATACTTAATTGATGGATCTGTGTGTTGATCTGTATGGGCTACAAGTTCCACCCCTTCTGGCATTCTTTGAAAAAAATAAAATCCAGAGCATATTAACTTTTCTGTACCTTGATCCATAATTTTTTGAAGTCGATTACTTACTTGGTGATGAATAGGGTTATCTGTAAATGCTAAGTTTTTATCGTGCCAGTTTTGTGTTACTTCGAATAGACCTTCTGCAACTAAATTTTCAACATCATCTCTTCCAAACTTAGCCATACAGAATTTAGCAAGTCCTTGCGTATACTGAATTTCCCAATCAGCTTGAGTAGCATTGTTTATTATTTCAAAATATTGTTTAATTTCTTCGTCTGTAACAAAATTTTTTACAAGCAATAATCCTTCTACTGGAGTTTCTACTTCATAGCCAGCAGATTCCATTTCTTTTTTGAGATATGTTGTCATGGTTATATTATATCAAAAAACCCTAATAGGAGGCGGATCCTATTAGGGTTCTGTGCGTTTCCGCAATACATGAGGGCAAAATATGGGATGCTCACCTCATGTAAATTTATTTAATTATGTCTTTTTCAACCATTACTTCGTAAACAGCAGTAAGAGCGTGTTCGATAGAAGGAGTACTCTGTTCAATAAACTTAGAAACTTCCTCTTCACCCATTCCACTCATTAATGCCATGCTTTTATTAATTTCGATAAAGGTTTCAACCATTACCGCAATAGCTTCTTCTTTACTCATTCTCTTCCTTAGATCTGAAGGCTGGTGAGGGGCCCAGCAAAAAACCCTCTTGATGATATTCTACCATTTTAGCAAGCTGTTGTCTATCATTTTCATCTTTTGATAGTAAATTTGCTATAAGGCTTAGCAGGTCATATATTCTATGGAGCATAATATAATTTACCATGGGTAAATTATCTTCCATGTCCTGAGTTATATAATCTTCAGGCATTATATTTTTCATCGCTAGTTATTTCAAATAGAACCTGATTTATAGTTTTATTTGACTGAGACTGCTCATCTAGATATTTAACAAAATGTTTAATAACTCTATCAGCGATAAATTCCCTAGGTATGTGAGCGCATGGGATCACCATGGATAGCTCTAGTATTAAATCTTTATTATAAATACTTTGCATCTACGTATCCTTTCATTTTTTTATACATATCGATTCCTATATATTTTTTATAACTACAAGAAATGCAGTATAGGAAAATTTTATCTTCTTCATCTAAATTTGAAAAAAGAAGACCCTGATCTAATGGGCAATCCATTTTAGGAACAAGGCCTTCTTTTGATAGAGATAGGTACCTTGATACAATTTGTATTTTAATACCTATCCCCTAACTACTTTGGAAATTGAATCATCAATCTCTTTGCTTTACTAATAGAATTTGGCCACGATGACCAGTCTATTCCGCCTTTAGTCATATAATACGTTATCTCTGCGTTTATGACTGGATCGAACAAAAGTACGTTCGACCTCAATTCGAATTTCTCTTTACGATCTATACCAAGGTTACCCAGCATGTTGATCTGAAAAATTCCGTAGGAACTGTCTCCAGTGCTCCTGTTGCCATTGTATGCCATAGGGCGTCCATTAGACTCCGCTTTAGCAATGGCCCACGCCATTTTAAGGGCGCTTCCTTCAAAACCTACAGACTTGAGAAGTTTTACTAACTCATTATCTGTTAACATTTCCGAAGGTTTGTATACAGTATTGCTGAATTTTTCCAGCGTTTCTCTTTTCAGTTGTGCTTCTGTTTTAGACTCTACCTTTACAGTTAGAGCTTCGGCTGGCGGTGTATTAACAACTGGTGTTCCAGTATATAAAAACATTAAACCAACCGCTATTGCAACATAATGATGTAAAACATCACTAAGTTTTTCTTTTATATTCTCCATTGGCATTTCCTCCATTAGAGATAACGGACTATAATCATAACATTGTTATTTAGTACATGTCAAGCTAGTCGACTATAATTTTTATTTATAGTTAACTAATAATCTTACTGTTTTTTATTAGTTTATTTTCTAAAGCACTTCCCTTAAAGAATTTTCTTTGGTAGAATTATCTTCTATTATTTTAAAATTAAACCGCAAGGCGGAGAAAAGGTGCTATATGTCAAGAATTATTGAAAACCCATACGAAAACTTTATTGCATTGTCGAGATATGCAAGATGGATCCCAGATGACAATCGCAGAGAAACATGGGGTGAGACAGTTGATAGATACTTTAGTTTTATGTTAAATCATCTGAAAAATAATTTTGACTATGTTCCAGATAAAAAGCTTGTAGATGAACTTAAAGAGTTTGTTTATGATAGAAATGTAATGCCTTCAATGAGAGCAGTAATGACTGCAGGTCCTGCTCTTGATAGAGATCATGTTGCAGGGTATAACTGCTCATTTGTTCCAGTTGATTCACCTCGATCATTTGATGAGACTATGTATATCTTAATGTGTGGAACTGGTGTTGGATTCTCTGTTGAATACAAGTATGTCAATAAGCTTCCTGCCGTTCCAGAAAGTTTTGAAAAGTCCAATACAATTATTTCTGTTGAGGATTCAAAGACTGGATGGGCAAAGGCGTATCGTGAACTTCTTGCAATGCTTTGGGCTGGACAAATTCCTTCTGTTGATGTATCTAAGCTTCGCCCAGCAGGTGCACGTTTAAAGACAATGGGAGGAAGGTCATCTGGACCACAGCCTTTGATTAACCTATTTGATTTTACTATTGCAAAATTTAAGTCAGCAGCAGGTCGCCAATTGAAACCTATTGAAGCTCACGATATAATGTGTAAGATTGGTGAAGTTGTAGTTGTTGGTGGAGTACGTCGTTCCGCAATGATTTCGTTATCTAATATTAACGATATTGAAATGGCAGCCGCAAAATCTGGAAACTGGTGGGAAAACAACACTCAACGTGCACTATCAAATAATTCAGTAGCATATTCTCGCAAACCAGAAATGGAGCAGTTTATAGCAGAGTGGAAAAATTTATATGATTCAAAATCAGGTGAGCGTGGCATATACAATGTTGCCGCTGCTCAAAAGCAAGCAGCAAGATGGGGTAGAAGAGACCCAGAAATTCATTACGGAACTAACCCATGCTCAGAAATTATCCTTCGCCCTTATCAGTTCTGTAATTTATCCGAAGTTGTAATTCGTGAGAATGATTCTTTAAAGGATATTGAAAATAAGGTAAAGTTAGCAACAATTCTTGGAACATGGCAGTCAACCCTTACAGACTTCAAATATCTTCGTAAGATTTGGAAAGACAATACTGAAGAAGAAAGACTACTTGGCGTTTCATTGACAGGTCAATTTGGACACAAGTTTATGTCTGGAAAAGAAAACTTAGAAAAGCTTGGAAAGTTCTTAGAGGACATTAGGGATGTTGCAAGATTTATTAATAAAGCAGAGTCAGATAGAATTGGAATCAATGAGTCTGCAGCTATAACCTGTGTTAAGCCTTCAGGGACCGTCTCACAGCTTGTAGGAGTGTCTTCTGGAATGCATGCATGGCATTCAGAGTATTATATTCGTACAGTTCGTGGAGATAAGAAAGATCCCCTATCAACATTTTTAAAGGAAGTCGGAATTCCCGTAGAAGATGACTTTATGAAGCCAAATGATACATATGTATTCTCATTCCCTGTAAAGGCACCAGAAGGTGCAATTGTAAGAAATGATTTAACTGCAATCGATCATTTGAATACATGGTTAGTTTATCAACGTTCATGGTGTGAACATAAGCCATCTATTACTGTATCTGTTAAAGAAGATGAATGGATGGAAGTAGGGGCTTGGGTATATAAGCATTTTGACGAAGTTTCTGGAATCTCATTCCTTCCGCACTCAGATCATAGTTATAAGCAAGCACCATATCAAGAGGTAACAAAAGAAGAATATGAAACTCTTCTTTCTCAAATGCCAAAAAATATTCGTTGGGCAGATTTATCATTTTATGAAACCGAAGACGGTACAAGCGGAACACAGACTTTAGCTTGTACATCAGATGGAAATTGTGAAATTGTAGATATTTCAGCTTAGTGCTACAATAATAGTATTGGGATAAAACCCAAAATTCCTGGGCACCCCGCCCAGAAGTAGGGAGGTCTTTAATGAAAGAAGATCTTAATAATGATGGAAAGGTAACAATGCAAGAAAAAATTCTCGCAGCGCTAGCAAGCTATGGTCGTCACTTTTTAGGTGCGGCTATTGCACTATACATGACTGGCAATACAGACCCAGGAGATTTAATTAAGGGTGGTATCGCAGCATGCTTGCCAGTTATTTTAAAGGCGTTAAATCCAAACGAACCAAGTTTCGGGTTTACAAAGAAGGCTTAATTTAATAGTCGATTAGGATGACTCCTGTGCTAAAATTGGCATAGGAGTTTTCCTATTTTAGGAGATTTTGCAAATGGCAGTACAAAAGAATTTCGAAGTAGATCAAAATGCTACTTTCACCTTTGAGGTTCAATACACCGAAGAGGATGAAACTACGCCTATTGATTTAACTGGCGCAACCGCTAAAATGCAGGTGCGTGATACTAAGGGCGGAAGTAAGTTAGCTTTTACATTAACTTCTCCTTCTGGAGGAATTACTATTGACGGCCCAAATGGAAAATTAACTATTAAGATCACTCCTACTCAAACTAATAAAATGTTTTACCCTAAGTCTTCTTATGACATTATGGTAGTTGATTCTAATAGCAATAAAATAAAATTGCTAGAAGGATTTATGACATTGAGTAGGAGCGTGACTATTTAATGGCAGATGTAGTAAAAGTCGTTGAAACTAAAAACAAAGTAATTGTATCTACTCCAGGATCTCAAGGTCCTAGAGGAAGAACTATTCTCAATGGTTCTGGTTCACCTTCAGCCAATTTAGGCTTAGAAGGAGATTTTTATTACGACAAAGATTCTGCAACATTCTATGGTCCAAAGTTATCCGACATCACATGGGTAGGAGCCACAGTAGTAGAATTTGCGACAACCGAAAACGTTTCTTATTCTACATCCTGGGAGCTTTCTCAAGTTGTTGGTCCAGTAAATGGTGAATACTCTATACAAATAACACATAACTTAGGATACAGTCCAAGTGTTACGATTAAGTCAAGCTCAGGCGATGTAGTAGAAACTGGCATCAATTATGATTCTCTTAATGTATTAACTCTTGTAATGGCACAGCCATTTTCTGGAACAGTATACCTATCATAAGGAGATAAAAAATGGCAAGAAAATTTTTGGTAAGCGTCGACCTAAATAAAAATGAACTTCTCAATGCCAGAATTCAAAATTTAGGTAGTGCACCGTCCAGTCCAGTAACTGGTCAAATTTACTACAATACTGGAGATAATACATTATACTTCTGGAATGGAACAGAGTGGATTCCAACATCTGGTTCACAAGAAGTAATTCAAGACTTAATAGGCTCTTCGATAGATGGCGGAGTAGGATTAACAAAAACCTATAATGATTCTACTGGAGTAACAACTTTAGATTTAGACGATACAACAGTAACTGCAGGATCTTATGGTTCTAGCACAGAAATTCCTACCTTTACAGTTGACGCACAGGGTAGACTAACTGCTGCTGGATCCACCACTATATCTACGGATTTAGATATAGCTTCAGATTCTGGAACAGATACAATTTCTCTTCTTTCGGAAACATTGACAGTTTCTGGCGGAGAGGGAATAGATACTTCGATTTCTGCAGGAACAATTACAATTTCTGGAGAAGATGCATCTGATACCAATAAGGGTATTGCAAGTTTTAATTCTACAGATTTTTCTGTAACAAATGGTCATGTAAGTTTAGCTAAAGATCCAGTAATAACACTTTCTGGAGACGTTGCTGGTTCTGCTACTATGACAAATCTTGGCGACGTAACAATTACAACAACTGTTCAGCCAAACTCTGTAGCTTTAGGAACAGACACCACAGGAAATTATGTTGCGACAATTGCTGGAACTGTAAATGAAATTACAGTAACAGGTTCTGGTTCAGAAACAGCTGCCGTAACTATCGGATTACCAGATGACGTAACAGTTTCTGGAAACTTAACAGTTAATGGAAATCTAGAAGTACAAGGCTCAATTAACTCTATTAGCACAACTGAAGTCAATATTATTGACAACAAGGTTGTATTAAATTCTAATGTAACTGGAGCTCCATCTGCAGATGCAGGAATAAAGGTTGAGCGAGGAACTTCTTCTGATGTAGAAATTTTATGGAATGAGACTTCAGATCAATGGCAATTAACAAATGATGGGTCAAATTATCATGAAATTACTAGAAAGTTTAAACAAACTCTTTCTACTTCGGCAACATCTTATACACTAACTCACAATTTGAATACACAAGATGTTGTAGTTCAAATTTATGAAGTTGCATCTCCATACCAGCAAGTTTTTACAGATGTAGAGCATACAAATGCAAACACTGTAACTATTAAATTTGCTACCGCACCAACTGCTGGAGAATATAGAGTAGTAGTTATAGGATAAGGAATTAATAATGGCAAAATTTAAATCATTATTAAACTTAGTAACTTTATCGGCAGACCCAGTTTCTGGGTCTGCTGGAGATGTTTACTTTAATGTAACATCAAAGAATCTAAAAATACATAATGGTTTAGAGTGGACCGATTTAACACCTGGATCTACAGATCCAACTCCATTTTATATGCATACTCACACTTATGATGGAGATGTACACACGATTAACTTACAAGAAACAATTAACTTTACAACAGATATAAACGATGATGCATCAGTTAATGAAACAATTCCTGCTATAATAGGACTTGATGGCGGTGCACCAAATTCAACATACGACAATGTTTCCGCAACAAATGTTACATTGTTAGACGGAGGCGAAGTTGGCAACTAATTTCCCAACAAATTTAGACGATTTGTCAAATCCACAAGGTACAGATTCCTTACAAGGTCACGCTCAATTACACACAAATGTAAATGATGCGATTGAAGCGTTACAAGAAAAAGTAGGTGTTAATAACTCTACTGATGTTACATCTTTAGATTACCGTGTAACTTCTCTTGAAAATGTTCCACAGAGCACTGAAGCTAAACTAATTTATGAAACTGTTAGCAACAATACTGGCTCAGCAATTGCAAAAGGCAAGGCAGTATATGTAAGTGGCGCAGTTGGAGCATCAGGAAAGCTTAGAGTATCTTTAGCATCTAATGTATCAGAGAGTACGTCTACAAAAACTTTTGGAATAACACGACAATCAATTGCAGATGGCGCAGAGGGTGAAGTTGTATCTGAAGGTTTACTTCAAGGTATAAATACAACTGGCGCAAACGATGGAGATCCAGTTTGGCTAGGAACAAATGGTAATTTATTATTTGGATTAGCAAACAAACCATCTGCTCCAGCACATTTAGTATTTTTAGGTATAGTAATAAGAGGCAATCAGGCAAACACAGGCTCCATGTTTGTAAAAGTACAAAATGGATTTGAGCTTGAAGAACTTCATAATGTTTCTATAACAAACCCACAAGATGGGCAGATTCTCCAATATAACTCATCTACTGGTCTTTGGGAAAATGTAAATTTAGATTTAGAATATGCAAAAGATGAAGATGTTGCCTTAATAAATACAACATTAGGATTGGCTGGAAACAATGACCTAACTATTACTGGTATAGAAAATAAGACCACAATAGATAGCTTTAATTCCAGTACATATAGAACAATTAAATATAGTTTGCAGATATCAAAGGGTAGCGAATATATATCTTCGGATTACCTGCTTTTAAATGATGGGACAGATATTAACGTATCTGAGTCTAACATTATATCAAATACATCAAGTAGCCTAGCAAATGTTACATTTGAATCAAATGCAGGTATAATTAGCTTATGCGTAACTCCCACAACCTCTGCTGTTACAGCAAGATATGTGCGGACTGCGCTTAAAGCTTAATCAAGGGGGTTGTCAGAGTGGCAACAGTAAATAAAAATTTTAGAGTAAAAAATGGTCTGGTAGTTGAAGGAAATACCGCTACCGTAAATGGCTATGACATATTAACAAAGGCATCTGCAGATCAGTCTTATATTATTGATCTTATTGGCGGTACCGCAACTTCTGCAAATACCCCAAATACAGTTGTTAAGCGTGATGGATCTGGCAATTTTTCAGCTGGAACAATTACAGCAACATTTAGTGGTAATTTAACTGGTAACGTAACTGGTACAGTTTCGGACATTTCGAATCATGATACTGGAGACTTAGCAGAAGGAACAAACTTATATTTTACAAACCAGAGAGCTTTGGATGCAACATCGGCCGCTTACGACGCAGCAGGTGCAGCTTCAGCGGCACAATCGGCAGCAGAAGCAACTGCAGCATCATACACAGATAGCGTAGTAAATAGTTTAGATACAGACGATATTGAAGAAGGTTCATCTAATCTATACTTTACAAATCAGAGAGCTCTTAACGCTACATCATCTGCTTATGACGCAGCAGGTGCAGCTTCAGCAGCCCAGTCCGCAGCACAATCTTATGCTGATAATTTAGTAAATGGTCTAGATACAGATGACATTGAAGAAGGTGCCTCTAACCTTTACTTTACAAATGGTCGTGCTAGAAATGCAATGGGAGCTGGCACAGGATTATCATATGATTCTTCAACAGGAACATTCTCCGTAACAGCAAATACTTTCGACGCTTGGGGTTCAGCATCTGCAGCAGAAGCAGCAGCAAACAGCTATACAGATGATGAAATAAATGCACTTACAACAACTGATATTGAAGAGGGCACAAATCTTTATTATACAGATACACGTGCTCGTGGTGCAGTAAGCGCTGGCTCAGGATTAAGCTATAATGGTGGAACTGGTGAATTTTCAGTAGACACATCTGTTATTGCCAATAAGTCATATGTTGACACAGCAATAACAAATCTTGTTGATGGAGCACCAGGACTTCTAGATACATTAAATGAAATTGCAGCAGCAATTAACGATGATGAAAATTTCTTTACTACAGTAACAAATAGCATCAACGGAAAACTTTCGCTAACTGGTGGAACTTTAACTGGAGCACTAACACTTAATGCAGACCCAGTAAATGCGCTTGAGGCAGCTACTAAGCAATATGTAGATGCAGCAGAATCCGCAGCACAATCAGCTGCCGAATCAACTGCACAGGCAGCTCTTGATGATGTTCTAGATGGCACAACTGACTTCACAGCACTTGATGTAAATTCAGTTTCTCGTCAAGTTGCAGCAACAACTGGAAATATAGTTACAGCAGCAGCAACTACCGTTCTAAGCTGGAATAAGACAGACTATAGATCTGCTAAAATTTTAGTTAAGGCTAAGAATGGATCGCATACTCATGTTTCTGAGGTAATAGCTACGCTAGATACATCAGATAATATTGCTTTAAATGAATATGGAATTACAACAACAAATGGATCATTGATAACAATTGATGCAGACATTAACAGCGGAAGCGTACGAATCCGTGTAACTCCAACACATAATAATACTGAAGTTATGGCACACGCCACTCTTCTTGCTTAACAATTAAATATTAATTGGTGGGGGCCAGTCCCCCACCTAAAATTTCGGGGGATATTGAACTCGTGGCAACATTAAATAGAGACTTTAAAGTTAAAAATAATCTAGTAGTCCAGTCTGGACAGGTTACACTAGGCTCAGTACCCCTTAGATATAATTCAGATAATAATAAATTACAAATCCAGGTCAATAATCAGTGGATAGATATAGCTGATTCTAATGACATGGGATTTAATGATTTAGATTTAGCCATTGACTACAATGGCTCGCCAATATATTCTGTTGGTGATACGGGGGTCGTTACTGAGGCTACTAAATTTGCCGATGGCGGTTCCCCAAGTAGCTCATCATTTGCGCTTACGTTTGATTCAGGAGTGGTTTCCTAGTAAAATAAGCAAGTGGTATAATTCTAATATAGGGGTATAAAACAAAATGGCAACAGTAAGAATTCAACTTAGAAGAGGAACCTCTTCACAATGGGATACCGCAAACCCAACATTAGCTGCGGGAGAAATTGGTATTGAAACAGATACCAATACATTTAAATTTGGTGATGGCGTAACAGCTTGGAATAGCTTAGATTATGCGCTATCAAATACAGTAGACGATTATATTCCATTATCACTTAAGGGAGCAAATAACGGTGTTGCAGAACTAGATGGTTCTGGAAAAATTCCTTATTCGCAAATACCAAGTATTGATGAGCTTTCGCAAGATGCTGTAAACACTGCTCTTGTTGCAGGAACTGGTATTACAAAAACCTATAATGACGGAGCAAACACTATCACAGTTGCCGTTGATACATCCGTTATTGCCACTAAAGCAGAATTAGCAGAAGTTGCACAGGATTCTGTAAACGATTCTTTGGTTGCAGGATCTGGTCTGCAAAAGACTTATGATGATGTAAATAATTTAATTACACTTGAAATTTCTTCTGCTGTTGCTACAGTAACTGGAGCACAAAATTTAACAAACAAGACTTTAACTTCTCCAGTAATTGAAAATGGAGCCACCTTGAAGGGTGGACTTTCATTTGAAGGCTCAACAAATGATGACTATGAAACTTCTTTAGTAGTAGTTGACCCAACAACTGATAACACAATTAGCATACCAAATTCTAGTGGAACTATGGCATTAACTTCAGACTTAACACCATATGCACTATTATCTGGTGCAACATTTACAGGAGCAGTTAATGGTACAGACTTAACATTATCTGGAAACCTAACTGTTAATGGAACTACAACAAATATTAATACAACAAATCTTACAGTAGAAGATAAGAATGTTATTTTAGGAGATACTTTAAGTCCATCTAATGCTACTGCAGATGGAGGCGGAATTTCTCTAAAGGGAGATACTGATAAGTATATACAGTGGTCTCTTTCCGATGATGCATGGGTATCCTCAGAAGACTTTGAATTACCAGTTGGAAAATCATATAAAATTGATGGAGATGTTGTTTTAACAAGCTCTGAAGTTTTAGGTAAATCTCTTCCATCTGGATTAATTGTTGGAACAAATGATGTCCAAGAATTAACAAATAAAACAATTGATTTAACTTCAAATACACTTACTGGAACAGTTGCTGAATTTAATGCAGCTTTACAGGATGAAAGTTTTGCAACATTAAGCGGTGCAGAGACTTTAACAAATAAAACTTTATCTTCTCCAGTAATTAATGGCCCAACTGGATTAAACAAGACAGATGTCGGACTTTCAAATGTAGATAATGTTGCTGATTTAGATAAGCCAATTTCAACAGCAACTCAGTCAGCTCTTGATTTAAAGGCACCTTTATCTGGACCTTCATTTACTGGAACTGTGTCGTTACCAAGCACAACAAGCATTGGCAACGTTTCTTCATCAGAAATCGCAACACTTGATGGAGTGACTTCAGCAATTCAAACACAAATTGATACTAAGGCTCCATCTGCCAGCCCAACATTTACAGGCACAGTCTCTTTGCCTAGCGATACAAGCATTGGCAACGTTTCTTCATCAGAGATTGAAACACTTAACGGAGTAACTTCAGCAATTCAGACACAGTTAGATGCAAGACTAGAAGCTACGCTTGCTGCCTCAACATATGCACCTATTGAGTCTCCTACATTCACAGGAACAGTTTCTGGAATTACAAAATCTATGGTTGGACTTGCAAATGTTGACAATACAGCTGATAGCGCAAAGCCAATATCTGCAGCAACTCAAACAGCTCTTGATTTGAAAGCACCTTTGTCTGGACCTACCTTTACAGGAACAGTCACTCTACCTAGCACAACTAGCGTAGGTAACGTTTCTGCAACAGAGATTGGATACCTTGACGGTGTAACCTCAGCAGTACAGACCCAGCTTGACGCTAAGCTAGCCTCAGCTACAGCAGCTTCAACTTATGCACCAAAAGAGTCTCCTACCTTTACAGGAACAGTCACTCTACCTAGCACAACTAGCGTAGGTAACGTTTCTGCAACAGAGCTTGGATACCTCGACGGTGTAACCTCAGCAGTACAGACCCAGCTTGACGCTAAGCTAGCCTCAGCTACAGCAGCCTCAACTTATGCACCGATTGCCTCACCAACATTTACAGGAACAGTTTCTGGTGTTACCAAGGCAATGGTTGGTCTAGGTAATGTTGACAATACATCAGATGCTAATAAGCCAGTATCAACAGCAACACAAACAGCTTTAGACGCCAAGTTATCTCTTGCTGGCGGAACTATGACAGGAGCACTTACATTATCAGGTGCACCTACATTAGACGCACATGCCGCTACAAAAGCATATGTCGATAATGTTTCTGCTGGAATTAATTTCCATCAGCCAGTTCGTGTCGCTACAACAGGAAATATTACACTAAGCGGAACACAAACAATTGACGGCGTAGCAGTAGTTGCTGGAGATCGTGTTCTTGTTAAAGACCAAACAGATCAAAAAACAAATGGTATTTATGTAGTAGCATCAGGCGCATGGACACGTGCAGCAGATGCAGATAATACACCTTCAGGAGAATTAGCTGGTGGAGACTTTTCATTAGTTCTTGAAGGTACAGTAAATTCAGGCTACGGATATGTATGCTCTAATACCTCAGCAATTACAATTGGAACAACAAATGTTACTTATGCAGCATTTAATGCCGCTAAAGCAGTATCTGCAGGTTCTGGACTAACAGAATCTGTACCAGGAACAATTGATATTGCAACTGGCGGAGTAACATCTGCCATGATTGCAGATGGAACAATTGTTGCAGGAGATATTGCAGATGGAACTATTACATCAGCAAAAATTGCTGACGGTACAATTGTTAATGCAGATATTAATGCTTCTGCAGCAATAGATTGGACCAAGCTCGCAGTCTCTTCAACAGTTTCTGCAACAGAGCTTGGATACCTCGACGGTGTAACCTCAGCAGTACAGACCCAGCTTGACGCTAAGCTAGCCTCAGCTACAGCAGCCTCAACTTATGCACCGATTGCCTCACCAACATTTACAGGAACTGTAACTGTTGCAGCATCTGGCGTAGCATTTACAGATGGAACACAAACCAAGGAAGGTGTCCCATCAAGAACTACAGTTTACGGTGCTGCCACTGGTGCTCAGCAGAGCGCTATAACAGCAAATGCAACTCTTAGCACATTAGGATATAGAGACGCAATGATCGAGGTAAACTCATCATCTGATGTCACATTAACAATTCCACTTAATTCAGCAACTGCGTTTCCAGTAGGAACATCAATAGATGTTGTTAGAGTAGGAACTGGAAATGTTATTATTGCTGGAAGTGCTGGTGTTACAATTAATGCAACACCACAAAATGCAACAAATCAAGCAAAACTAAGATCACAGTGGTCTTCAGCAACATTACTTAAGAGAGGCACTGACTCTTGGATAGTAATGGGAGACCTAACAGTTTAATAAAATTACAAGGAGAATAAGATGGCAATTTCAAAAAGAAGAGGAACTAAATCCTCAGCACAAGATAACTTTCTTGAGCCGTTAAATGTAACAAATCTTACAGCCGTTGATGTTGGAACTAATAGACCATATTTAGCTACAGCAGCAACAACACAAGCTGGTGCATCAGGCACTGGTGGTGCTGTAGATTTATCTTGGACATTGCCATCTAATTCTCCAGCAGCAACAAGTTATGACATAACAACTACACCAGCAACATATACCGCAAATACATCTTCAACAACCTATAGATTTGAAGGTTTAGTGTCTGGACAAAGCTATACATTTACAGTAATTCCAAAAAATAGTTCTGGTTCAGCAAAAACTCCTAATACAACATCATCTTCTGTTTCTGCAACAACAGTGCCTCAGGCGCCACAAAGCGTAACAGCCTCTGCCTCATCTGCTAATTCAAATACTGTTAGCTGGACAATTGGCGGAAATGGAGGAAAGCCATTATCTGCACATAATGTTTATGGATCAGACAACAACAACTCACTTGGTCTTTCTGCATCAGCTACAAGCGCAACTATTAATGACCCAGGAGCAGCTCCAGGAGCACAGACATATTATGTTACAGCAGTAAATGCAAATGGAACTTCTGCTAACTCTAATAGCACTGGAAGCGTTACTACAATCCCGCCGTTTTTCCCATTCTTCCCACCGTTCTTCCCACCGTTCTTCCCATTCTTCCCACCATTCTTCCCACCATTCTTCCCACCATTCTTCCCACCGTTCTTCCCATTCTTCCCACCATTCTTCCCACCGTTCTTCCCACCATTCTTCCCACCGTTCTTCCCATTCTTCCCACCATTCTTCCCACCATTCTTCCCACCATTCTTCCCACCCTTCTTCCCATTCTTCCCACCATTCTTCCCACCGTTCTTCCCACCATTCTTCCCACCGTTCTTCCCATTCTTCCCACCATTCTTCCCACCCTGCGG